GCAAGTAATGGAATATCTTTCATGGTAAGATACGGTGTACACATCCTAAATAGACCTTTCAAAGCTTTAGCACGTGACATATCTGCAACAGATTTTTCATTGATAGCATCTTCAAGTTCTTTCTTAGAAGCAAGATTACCAATAGAATCTATAACAATAATAACGTGATCGCCACGTTCGATATTTTCTAGCTGACTAATTAAATCAAATTTAAGTTCTTCTACGTTAGTGATTGGCGTATGAAGTACGCGTTCAACATCAACATCAAATGCTTCAAAATAAGATTGTGGTGAACCGAACTCTGAATCATAGAATAACATAACAGCATCATCATATTTTTTCATATACGCTGAAGCCATCATCAAAGCAAATGATGTTTTAAAGTGCTTAGAAGGTCCAGCAAGAACTGTTAGACCTGGTGTTAAACCTCCATCCACTGAACCAGACAATGCAACATTCAGCATAGGAACTGCAGTTTGGATCATATCTTTTTCTGCAAAGAATTTTGATTTAGACAATATCTCAGTATTTTCAAGTTTAGAATTCTTTTTTAATTTTTGCATTAATGACATTAGTGATTACCTTTTGATACTCGAATTTGAACTAAATAGCCTGGCCTAATAGTACCATCATCGATAAGTTCATGAAGTCTATCATATGAATACACGCTGTATCCTTTTCCGTTTTCTTTTTTAATCCAATAAGCTTGAGTAGCTTTTATTTTTTCATTTCTACGTGGCATGATTATCTCCTAAAAGTAATATTATACCATAAAATCGCTAAGTTGTACACTTACATTCGGTTTACCTTGACGTTGTTCCCATCCAGAAATCCATCCTGAATTATTTTCAATTGTTGAAGGAACATGGTCAAACGTATCATCAGAGCGTGGTACATAGTTTTGACCAAAACGTACAAAGTCACACATTACATCTTCATTATCTCTTGGTGCACCACCCATTCTTTCACATAATACATCCATCATTTCGTCCGTTGTATAACCATTTGATAAAAGTTTCATACAACGTACTGCATTATTACCAAAGTATCCGTGTGACATATCATCGACTAAGTCTTTATGATAGTCACCTAAATCATATGAAAATGCTGCATACACAAAATTAAATCTCTTATGCCCTTGGTTTATATTATAGTCGTTAAGATAGTCGACTACTTCTTTATGAGTTTTCTTTTGTCCAGTATGAAGCCAATCAATAACCTTATCAAGTAAAGGTGGAAGCTCTTCGGTAATATAATCAATAACGGTTACACCCTTACGTGGCGATGGAGGTTGATTACCAATTGAAGTAAATGTAGAAATCTTATTTGCTTTACGATATTTTAAGTCTTGTATCATTTCTTCAATTGATTCCATTATACCCCATTTGAACACAGCACTATTTCTATAACCATGGTCACGAGTAAAGGATGCACCAGATCCTGTTGCTCTATGTGCCATATAAACAAATAGCCATGTTTTCAGATCCCATTTATCAGTAACATATTTGTCAACTAAATCCCAATGTGGTTTACCGAGAGATGGATTCTTAATTTGATGATGCCGTTTTGGAGTATCACTCCTATACTTTAGATCTTGAAGCACATTGGAAAAACCTGCAGCATTACGACTATAGCAGTCATATATATCGATATATTGCATTAACGGATCATTAATTTCTTTGTTAGCTTCAGGACCTAAATAACTTAATTTACCCCAGTTACAATTAATCTGTAACCATTTTGCTTTTGGATAATAATAATTTACTAATACGTCAAGTGCTTCTTCATTCAACCATTTCTTTGGCATTTTTCTTCCAATCTCTATATGAATCTACGCTATCATAGATTGTTTTATCATTTAGTTCAGGTTCTTTACCAACATTCCAGAAAAGAATATTCTCTCCAGTATTCTTAGGTATATACTTCCATACTTTACCATCATAGGTATCAATATTTGGAAATGGCGGTAAATTTTCTTTTTTCTCAGAAGCTGTAAATGCTAATGGATCAGAAATAGGTAAAGCTTTACCAAGCTCACCGGCTTTCATGTTACGTGACACGCAAACAGAAACAAACTCAGCATCTGGCCAAGCAATCTGTAAAGCACGTGTTAATACGCCAGTTGATGTTGCAACATAGACTTTATCTGGAGGATCAATAGTAGAAGCTGATTTTACAATTCCTGCAGTAACCATTTCATGCTTTAGTCCAAGAGGAACAAAGAAAGCATTCGCTCTTTCGTCCGCCCATTTCTTTGCAATAGAATTCAAATTAGGCATTGCTGCAATACGATGAAACTCTACTTCTGCTCCGCGCTCAATACAACACGCCTGATGAGAAGAAATTCTTTTTGATGATGGCATGAATAGTTTTACTTTCTTACCATGGCGTTTAGCAACATCGAGAATCGAAACTCCTGCTAATCCAGTACGCGGTTGCACATAAACAATTGTATCGATATGTTCTGGTAAAGAAGAGATTAAGCAATCACCGCCACGAACTTTACTACCTACCAGGTAATCATCGCGTACTACTCTTATTCCTTCGTGTATAACGATTTTAGGAGGACCATAAGGATCCTCCCAATCTCCTGCAAGATCCAAGTAATATTGTTTCGGATCTCCAAATAATGGATTAATATCTTTATTAATTCCATCTATTACATGATGATTATGTGCCAATAGCAGTTACTCCCCAATCATTTCTATGATAATATGGTGGCGCAATATGAAATGATCCGCCAAATTCCATATATGTATTTGCATATTTTTCAGGATCCATTTGATACCATTCTGTAGGAGGAACAATAATTTTTCCTTTACTGTGTTTATCAAGCTCGTTAATAAAATTTTCAGTAAGAGTTTTGCGTTCTTCTAACGAACCAAAGAATGGAGTCTTTTTATAATATCCAGTTTTAGGTATACGTCTTCCTTCGAATTCTACAGGAACAGGAGCACAATATGAAACATTACATCCATATTTTTGTTCTAGTTTTTTTCCTCGATTAACGTATTCCCGAATAAATTCAGATAATTCAAAACCATCGTGGCGAAGAATATGATGCCTAATATCAATAGAGCCAAAGCATAGATAAACGTCTGCAATAGGAGTTGCGCCACGAAGCATAGAATCGAAACTAGATTTAATTGAACCGAAAAGTGTTTTTCCATCATTTCTAAATACGCGATGATTCCTGCCACTAAAAGCAATAGTATGAGAATCACCCAAAGTAATAGAGTCATAAGATAAGTTCTCTTGTTTTAGAGATGGCGTATTAACAAATCTTTTTGATAATGCATCACACCAACTTTCTGTTATTCCAGCGTATGTGGTTTTTGCACCAATACGTTTCTTTAGCATTGCACCAAAGTCTGGCATATCCCAATCTAGAGAAACTACATTATTACATGCAGCAATAATATTCAATCGGTTATATAGTTCTTCTGTTGCTCCGCCAAAAAGATTAAGCGTTCCACCAAAGTTAGCACCATGATCAATATAAACAGTATTTGCGCTTAAAACTTTGGTAGAACACTTATGATCTATTTTTGCATTTAATTGATCTCTCCACACCATTGTCCATCCGTGCGTATGAGATTTTGGATTAATAGGAATGTTTGCAATAGGATTTGTTATCACATCTATTAAATGATTTTCCATTGTATTCCTGCTTCAAAAAACATTAATTTAGTGTGTTCAAAACTTGCTATCCATTTTTCTGGAAAAATTTCATAGCTCATTACTATTCTAGATATACCAGTTTGGATAATACCCTTTGCGCAATCATTACAAACTGGTAATCCATACACATATAATGTAGATCCTTTAAGAGAAACGCCAGAATATGATGCATTATAAATTACATTCATTTCAGCATGAACAACGTATTGGTATTTAGTAGCTTTACAAGCATACCTTTCATCGATATCTTCTACACCACGAGGAAAGCCATTATACCCTTGAGATAAAATCTGACCCTGATCTCCAACAGCAACTGCTCCAATCTTTGCAGATGGATCTTTTGACCATTCAGAAATGTATTTAGCCAATCCTATATAACGTTCATCCCATTTATTCATTTTACTAAGTCAAAATGCCTTTCATATACGTGCAGATTTTGCACTTGCCAATGTAACTTACCAGGTTCAATATCTAAAGCGTTGGCTAATTTCGATTGTACATACCTTTGCCATGCATAATCGTTTTTATAACCATAGACAACGTCATTAGATCTCATTTGTACAACAGCATCAAGTTGTGGTGGCCATTGATCATTACGTATATAATATGTCACTGCATTAGTGCAAATAAAATCTGATTTACCATTTTCATTATATTCAGCCCAGATAGAAGGACGTGTATAAACCATAGTTCCACGTCTAGAACCCGGATTATTTATTAATTCATTAAGTACATTTTGATATTGATCAAAGTATTTTTTTGACCATATTAGCAAACCATAATTAGAATTAATTTCTCCATGAGCGTTTGCTGCATATTGCCAAGCTGCAGGAGGTGGAGCATCTTTATGGATATCATTTATATTAGATGATAATGATTTATACCACGCAATTTCAGAATTAATATATTCTTCATTTGGTTCACCAAATATTGATGGTTCATCGGCAATAAAGGATGCACCAATACATTCAATTATCAATTGACCAGTCTTATCAAGAATAAAGTTTTCACTTTCAAGTTCTGAACGAAAGTGATTACGGATGGTATCAACATTAATAATCATAATTTACCTTAAAAAAAAGAAGGGGAGCCGGAGCTCCCCACTTTATTTATGCTGAAGCAGCGGCACGAGCTTTGTAGCCAGCAGCTACAATTGAACGGCTAGGAGTACCTAGACGATAGAAGGTGCGAGTTTCGCCACCCTTATTGGTGCGGCGGTTAGCATAGATCGCATAACCCTTCTGACGAAGGCTGGTTACAGTTGCAGTTGGATTAGCAATCCCAAACCGTGCATTCATCTGTGCAGCAGTCAAACCCTTTGAATCACTCTGCAGGGCAGAAAGTACACGAGCTTCTTTAGTCATAACAGTCATAAATATTACCTTTTTCAATTAACGTTTAATTACAAGTTTTTTATCTTATAAAACATAAGATAAGATATATTATACCACAAATTTGTGATATTGTAAACAAATTATTTAGCTTTCCCATAAAGCGTCAGCTATAAAATTTGCTTTATAGTCAGAATATTTATTGATTAGGATTGTTGCAGCCAAACCAAAATTATTCTCAACTATTGCTTGCCAAAAAGAGTCTGGTAAATCAAACTCCTGATGGGCGATGACAAGAGCTACATATTTCTTACCATCAAATCGATCGATTATACGTTTAATGAACTCTTCATTCATTTCGTAGTTTCGACCTTTTTCATACCTAGTACATAACGAGCTTCGTCACGTACTTCAGCAGAAACTGCATATCCGAACATTTCTGGATTAAGAAGCGATCGGATAAATCTTTCATATTCTTTTTCTTTAGAATTTGTCATAACCCAACTAGGTTGGAGTGTTTCTTCATATGGCATACCATTAACTGTAACACTATATCCTAAATTTTGATTAAATGAAACACTAGTTTTCTTTTTACTTTCAAAGTCAATTATATCTGCCATTTTATTTTTTCCTCAATAGCGTCACGAGCGGCCTGTAGATAATCTCGATCTTCTTCAGAAAGAATAGACCAAAATTTACTTACGTTAATAATATTATTTAATACTTCATCAGGATCAGTCAAATGAATATTTGCTTCCATCTGTTCTTGGATTTTATCCATGCGGCTATTAATTTTATCACCTAGTGATAACTTATTCATTTAAATTTTCTCTTGATATTTTTAGATTTTCAATATGCAATACCATATTTTCTACTAAAAGAGAAATGAGTGCAGCCTTTAGAGTATCTGCATCGTCTGGTAATTCTTGTACTGAAAGACCAAATAATTTATATGCTTCATCCCTAGAAAGGTGAATTTCACTCCAATCAAATGATATTTGGCTTTCAGTTTCTTTAGCAATCTCTACTAACTCAGTTAAGGACAACATAATATTCTCAACCTAAACAAAAAGAATTTTCTGGTAAAGCTTTCCAATTCGAATGCACAAGACGTACCCAATTAACTCCATATACAAAAACCAACAACATAACTCCGTATTGTTCATTTACGTATGCTGTGAAAAACCAAAATGGTTCTCCTAATAGGCCAACTAATCCTGCATATAGCCGTGTTTTAGACTCTTGTGAAGCCATTAAATATAATGACAAGAATCCTGTACAAGTAATAATACCTTGTGATATCCAGTCTAAAATTTCAATCATTGTTTTACCATATATGCATAGACATTAACTTCCCTTGCGCCTTCGTAGATATCAAAGAAATCAGACTTAAGTTCTTTTTTCTTGTTATCCCTCTCTGGCATAATCCATCCTTCACGTGAATACTTTTCTTTAGCAATCATTTGAACATTACGATCCTTTGAAAGTTTCCACCAAAGTTTGCGTGAACCAATAGATTGAGAATGACCAGCTTCAAGAACATAACCAAGACGCATAATAAACTTATATGCATAAAAAGCAATACCACGTCCCTGATATTTAGAATCCACACGAGAGAAAGAACATTGCCATGATCTGTTCATATATGATCTTGTAAGTTGAATCTCAGCAACTGTTTGATAACCTTTAGAAGTATGATTCTCCGGATCAATTAACGCGAAGATATGTGTATCTGACAAGATACACCTATAGACTTCATACCCACGACACTTACCAAAATAATCCATATCTTCCCACGGATTTTTTTCTCGTGGGAGTGACTGTTTCTTTTCTATATCAATACGATCCATAAATTAAATACCAGAAATTGGTGAATATTTTTCTTTATTACGGATGTTGCCTTTACCTGTATGATACAAGCTAGATCCATGAGCTAGCACATAACTAGACAAAGACAGCTTCTTGTCTGTTTTACCCTGAGGGCAGACCGTGATCGAACCGCCGTTCATAAGGAACTTTTCTATATCTTTTTGTAAATCCATAATATAATCTCCGCTAATATCATCATAATATATGTATATTCTACTATGAATATACGGAAATGTACAATTTATTTTCTTTAATAAAATCAATAACTTACGTACGCGGTAACATAAGTTATTGATTTATAAGGAGATTTATTTTACAATAAAATGCGCATTTTGACAATTATTCCGCATTCTGACTAGGATTTTTAGGCTTATTGATGAAATTTTTATCCGGATCTTGACCTTCGATCTTGCCACGGCAATATGCCACTGCAAACGAGGAATAATTGATCAGATCTTTAAATGAGTCTTCGACTGATTCGAAGTTAGGTTCATAGTTAGGATCATTTTCCATAGCTTCTAGGACTGACCACAAACGAATAGTTTTAGTGTGGATAAGTTCCATGATTGACATAACACCACGCGGATAGTAGTCAGCCTGAACTATACGAGAATTTGGATTCTGATAATCATTGCTTTTCTTAGCTTGTATTTCGGCACATTCTTGTAAAACTTTAAGTGATTCTTTCATAATAATCTCCGATTAAAGGTATATTATACATCATTTTTGCGTGATTGTACACTCATATATCTTTGAGTCTCAGGATTCCATTCAAACAATTCATCGCATGTGTATTTTTTAGCATCATCATCGCGCTCAAAGAAAATAACATAATTAGATATATCTTTTTTCCAACGAACTTTTCTTTCCCAAAGCGTTGCAAGGACTTCTTCTTTATAAAGCTTAACGTCTCTATGCATATTAAAGCTTTTTACTTCAACAGATACACCGTCAGGATTAAAGACATCTTTATAAGGACGAGCATCATCGGTATACCCACAAAGATCAGTTAAGATATGCTCGCAAATAAGTCCATTAAAAGTATTCAACCAACTTGAATACCCTGGCTTATATTCTTCATCAGTATGATTTGTGATTTTACTTTCATTTAAATCACTCATTGTAAAACTATCTCCTACTTTAATATTCCAATTCATTACATATTCCCATAAACAAATTCAATTGCTCGTCGCGCTTCTACATCAAGCGGTCTATTTTGATACCAATTACCAGTTTCACGATCGAGTTCTTTACAAAGTTGAGCTACTTCGTTTTCTGTAATTGGATATTTCTGTTTTACAGCATTTGCTGCAATTGATACCATAATTTGATACATCTTATGATACCAGCCAGTTTCACTGATAGTCTGATATTCAGATACCATTCTTTTACTTACAAATGGACAATCACGGTATGACGTCCAAGTTATGTTTGTATTTTGCATTTGATCTTTACGATGCTGAATAATTTTTTCTTGCATACCCTCTGGTAAAGAATCAAATAAAGTATTACCTGATTTCTTTTCTAAATATGGGTGTTTACGTAATAAACCATATACATCAATAGAATCACCAGGACGGCTGAATATAAAATTATTACTGCCAGCATATTGCGCAGGGATATAATACATTCTTGACAAATCCTTAGTTTGTCTATCTCCCATTGAGTCAAGTTCGGTATTAAGTGCAAACCAGAAGTGTTTAATTTGGCTAACTTCAATATGTTTGTTAAGATGAAAAACCAATCTGAACTTTGGCTGTTCTAGTGTACTGCTTGCAGTAGAATAACAAATAAACTTCCAATTAGGAATCAGATCATTAAGTTTATCACGTAAATTTTCCATCGTACAATTAAAATCATCAACATCAACAGCAGCCCATCCTCCCCAACTCAATACGTTTTTATTTGCACGAGTTGTATCTTTAATATAAGTTGCTGGAGAGATTAGCTGTGCTGATCTTTTATTTTTTCTTTCTACCTTTGATAACTTATATAGGAGCTGCTCGAACTCTTCAAAGCTCGAGCATTCCATAGACCTATGAGTCTTATTATCAAATATAGAATTAAAAAGAGTAAGGAATATACCCATGGTTTCCCTGATGATTTGGTGCTTTCCATTTTGACGGTTTCATTAGATCTGGAAGACCTAATGGATTTGGCCGCTCTGGTTTAATACCAGGCTCTTTGCTCATATTTGCGGTATGTACACGATTCCACGCTTGATCAGCATCAATACCAAACGCATCAAGCGTACCGATTGCCACAACGCACAAGTCAATTAAACCATCTACAACTTCTTCTGCATCATTTGATTCAATAGCTTTTTGTGTTTCTGATAATTCTTCGAGAAGAAAGTTTGCACGAAATTTTAGGAATTCTCTTAAATTTTCTTTATTGCCATCAATGATCTGTTTATTGACCCATTCGGTAACACCGAATTTACGATGCATATCATTAATATCTTGAACCCATTTACTAGTCATAATATATCTCCTTATCAATAAGTATTATTATACCATGTTCTTATGTGATTGTACACTATCCAAAGAAATCTTCTAATGTATTTTTTTCTTCTACTGACCAACCAATTGCTTGCATAATAGGTTCAATTGGATCAACAAAAGTCTTTTGAAACTGTAAGTCGTAATCAACATAACGCTTTAAACCAAATTCTTCTGGTAAAAATGTTGGAAACGCAATTACATTTTCTTTAATAGGATTTGGCATCTTGAGATAACAAAACTTAATCTTTTCGCCGTTCTGAATTTTTTCAAGTTTTTTATCAAGTGCTTTATCTTTTATTTGCTGATTATATAGTATTGCCCCACGCACGTGAATAGGAGTACCTTTTTTATAAAGAGTTTGCCTATTAGTCCATTTGCTTATATAACTGACTCCACGCGGAAAGGATATTTCTTCTGGCGGAAGCGTAATAAAATGATCTTTAAAGACTTGAATAGCTTTTTGTGTATTAGCTTCAGAACCACTGACGATAACTTTAAATAACTGCTTAAGCGCATCACGGCATGCTGCAGGAGTACTTGATTTGATCGCTTCGATTCCCATAATCTTAAGTTTAGGTTCAGCATAACGAACACCTTCGTTATCATACACATTTAGGATATACCGCTTCTTTGCAGTCCATATGCCACGATCTGCAATTACTTCGCGACCCATTTCCATACGTGGAAGATAAGTAGTAAATTGCTTATGCAGTTTCTTATAGCAATCAGCAAGCATTGGTTCAAACTGATCATTGCATATTTTGTTTATTACATCAATATGGTTTTCTTTTACAAACTTATTTACAAGAGGACCGAAGTTAACGTAAACAGAATCAGTATCAATAGCAATTACATAATCGTCGTCTTTACCAACAATCTTAGACATAAATTCATTCATATGTTTTTCAGCCCAACGAATAACCGTTTGGCCAGTAAGAGTAATTGCTTCAGCAATACGAAGGTCAAAATAGCGGAAGTACTTATTGCCTAGCGCGCCGTAAAGAGAGTTCATAAGAATTTTGATAGCCATTTGCTGATTTTCATAACGGGCAATATCGCGTTCAATCTTAAGAACTTCAGTACGATTATTTTTATCAGTTTTTTCAAGTTGCTGTTTTGATTCGAGCATCTTACCTTTTATAATTTTACGTTCAGCGTAATAGTCAACAATAATTTTAGGTACAATGCCTTGTTGATCTTTCTTGAAATAAACTCCATTGGCGGCTAGAGCATATTCAGGACGCTCGTTGACCACACCATTCAAACACTTATCAGGATCAATTAACCTTGCATCATCATTAACAATTGTTTCAGGAGACATATTCCATTCAACAATAATATTGGGATACAGAGAATTCAAGTCAAAAGATACAACCCAATCATGCATACCAACCTGCGGATCTTTTACATAACCGCCAGGATAAGAAGTTTTGTGCTTTTCTTCTGAAGGAGGAGGAACAATCTTTTGTCTATTTAGATCGCGATATATGATTGAATCCCATATACTTGTTGTTCCAAATGTATCAGAATAATTTACACCGGCTTTATAAGCCATAGTCATAGCAAGTGCAATCAAGCCCATCTTTTCTTCAAGTCGTTCGATGAGTTCAACGTCTTTTATATTATAGTCAATAAATTTTTGATGATTTTCTTTATAAAGAGTATGTAATGAACCGTACTCTTCATAAGATAATTTATTTTCACCAAGGACAACCCATGCGATATGATCTAGCTTATATGATTCTTGCGCACCGTACGAATAACCAAACTTCTGAAACAAGTCGAGATAATCAAGCTGGGCAATACCAGATATATCATAAGCATCAAGCTGTTTACCTTTTACAGTAACTTGTCTGTATTGTACATTATTCCAAGGAGACAGCAGTTTTGCTGTATCTTCACCAAAGATTTTTGTAATACGATTTACGATATATGGAATATCAAAGAGTCGTGAGTTCCAACCTGTTATAATATCAGGAGTATTTTCTTCACGAGACCAGAAGTTTAGAAAAGATGTAATAAGTTCACGTTCATCTTTACAATGAATGTATTTTATAGTAAGGGTATCAATAAACTGTGAGTTTGACACAGAATAGTCATCTAGACCCCATACGTAATACACATTGTTAATAGTATTTTTTAAAGCAATAGAAATAATAGGATGAGCTGCTTCTTCTGGGAATGGAAAGCCGTCATCAGAAGCAACCTCAATATCAATATATGTTATATTGATAAATCCTGGATTAAAAGTAATTTCATCCGGAAATTCAGAAGTAATAAATTGATGAATATAATTTTGAGTTCCATATATTTTAAAGTTAGGAACTTCTTTATATTGATCGCAAAATTCACGAGCATCAGACATAGAATCAAAATCGATCGATGATACTTGAATACCATCAATTGATTTCCATTCTGATTCTTTTTGAGATGGTACAAATAGAATAGGTTTAAATTTTAAAGACCTTTTTACTTTTTTACCGGTTTCTGTATAACCACGATACAGAATTCTATTACCATACCTAGATACATTTGTATAAAAATTCAAAGCAAATCACCATAATCACATTAACACAGTTATTATATCACGAATAATGATCAATGTAAATATTATAGGATAAGTTTTTTGTTTTGAGTGATGATAGCACCATGTGCCTGTTTAAACTGTTCTTCTAATCCTTCCACCGCTTCTGTTACAAATACGATCGACTGGCTTTGGATTCTTATACCTTTTTTAGAAATGTTGGTATATGGCATCATATCCATTAAACCAACACCTTTTTCAGTTGGAACAATAAAACACGGTTTTTCTAAATAATAGCCGTTTGTTTCTTTTTTAGCAAAGCAGATAATTTCTTCACCAGATACTAATCTAAATACTTTCACTTCCATAATATATTCCTATTTTAAGAAAGCGCCTCCGAAGAGGCGCTTATATGTGTTTCCTAAGCTTCTAATAAAAGTTCAGGAGATGAGATTGTAATCTTGCGAGGCTTCTTCTCATCAGGAAGTTCCCGTGCAAGATGAATGGTAAGCACCCCATTAATAAGTTCAGCAGATTTAACTTCCACATATTGTGCAAGATTAAATGCGTGTTTGAATTTACGTGATGAGATGCCTTTATGTACATAATTTCTTTCTACACTTTCTTTTGGAGTTCCAGTGATAGTAAGAATTTGTTCTCGCAATTCAATATCTATTTCATCCATATTAAATCCTGCTATGGCAATTTCAATATTGAATTTATCTTTATCATTATCCCAAACTATATTATATGGTGGATAATTGTTTTGACGCATATTAGAATTTTCAAGCTGATTAAACAACTTATCAAAACCGATAAAGGATGGATGCGTGCGAAGTGTACCAAAATGTGTCATAAAGACCTCCTGTTAGGCAAGGTAAAAGTATAGAGGCCGGCTTATCCGCACCTCTATATTATATATACGATTTATCGCTTCTGTCCAATATTATATTTTGGACAAAGTTCCCAATCGTTTTTCTCAGTGTGAGAAATTATTTTTATCTGTCTTAATGGGGCAACGTCTTTAGCCATTGTAGGATTCACAATGCTAAGTAAACCCCAATCAGATAAAAGTACAGCAATAGTGTTTCGTCTTTGAATATCGTTCTCTAATAAATTTGATGGTTTAGAATCTAATAAGAAAAGTTCTTTGAAATGAACAATGAAATATCTACCTTGCTTATGTAATATATGACAAGATTGATATAGTTTTTGATCCTTTTTAGATGCAACTCCAATACGAGTTAAAGTTTCGCGTACTTTCAAAAAATCATCAGGCTCATTTAAAGAAATTTCGAGCATCATGTTAGGCGTCCAGTCAAGGACGGTATTATTATTATTGTTTTCCACCTTTATATAACCTCTTCTTCAATTCATTTATATTATCATTACTTAATAGCGAAAGAACATGACGAGCTTTTTCATTACTATAGCCATAGTATTCTTTAACTACATCTAAAGCATCTGGATCAGATTTTTTAAACCACTTAGAAAATCTTTTTCTAGATCTTATAGTATTTATAAAATAATGATATTGAAGTTTATTGTCGGCGTGGTGGCATCGATTCATTTCATTGGCATATAGTACAGTATCATAGAAATATGATAATGATCTATTTACCATAAAAGCATTATATCCTTTTTCAGATATATCATCAACCATAATATCTTTTTTAGAATGGTTGATAGAGTTTAAATACTCAAATGGATTCATTACTTCCACTCCATATTTGCCATGAGTTCAACCATGCATGCAACTATGTTTAGTTCGTGGTCAGCAACAGATGTCTTTTTATACTGATATTCTGCTAGTATTACTGCGCATTGGGCAATTGATTGCGGTTTTAGATATTCATACATATTACCTTATATTT